CAGATGAGTCAAAATGCCCATGGGATACCCTAGCCCCTAGTTCTATATGATAAAATCAGACTAAGAACATTTATAATTTTCCCAGTCAATTTTATGTGGCAAGTCATTATTGTTTATTTCTGTATCATGCTTTACAGTTACTCGTCTAAATAGTTTATCGCTCTTCTCTCTGTTGCATATCCAATGAGCCAACTGCAAGTTGTCAATGTCGCTTGGATGACCGCCTTTTGCAATCGGTATTATATGGTCAATGCAAGGAGATAATGGATGAGGATACTTCTTTGTAAAATCTACAGGTTTTCCACATATTCCGCATATTGCCTGTGTCGCTAGTATCTTCTTTTTATTTACTGCAAATTGTCTTCTGTGTGCGCTTATCTGTTGGTCCGGTCTGTTCCCTCTAGGCACTTCATATCACCTCACTAATCGTCTGTATCAAGCGAATATGTTAGTTCTTCCGTGTTCTCGTTGTGTGGCTCAAACGAATATTCATAGTCTTGAAAGCCACAAATCATACATCGCATAACATCTATTATCTCATCACGGTTCTTCTTCTCGTCGTATACTCTAATGCGATGGTCTATATAGAATTGATGTTGATGTTGTCTTAAACCTTTAGCCATTGCAATACCTTCTTTCTTTACTGCATAATAAAAGAGTACTCTAACAAGTACTCCTCACATTTATATATTTTTCTACTATACCATATTACCATATATTGACGTATGTTGTAAGCCTAAACAATACTTAATAGCACTATGTAACACTAAATAATATGGCTTAATTCTTCAATTGCATTATGACTTAGTTCTTTGATGTGTGATATAGAACATTGCATAACCTCAGCAACTTCGTAAAAGTTTAAGCAACAAACATATCTATAGAATAATACATCTCTATATTGTATGTTCTCTAACTCCTCTATATTGTTTCTAATCTCTGCCATCTGCTCCTCGTATTTATCCTTCATAAGAATAAAGTCATTGTTTGTTTTATGCTCACTGCTTGAACCGTGAACATCTCCATAACTAATAGAGCGAACTCCTATAAGAACGTTGTCTAAGTATTCAACTCTATTCTTCATGTTCTTATAACTTCTTAGATAGTCTCTAGTCTGTTCGAACGTCAATTAAACCACTCCTTTTTATGCAGTTAAATATATCCATAATACTACTAATAATGTAAGTACTAAGCATGTAATAATAGTCATGTTGTTTACTCCTTTCTATTAAAATAAAAGAATCTGTACTGCTCTTTACTCTTCCTTTGCTCTTATAGGTTTTCAATCGCAATACAGATTCATGAGTGTCATTAAGTTAATGAGATTCAGAAAAGAATCTATTAGGAGGTATTTTATAACAGATTTTCTTGTTTTATTTTCTTATGATTTAAATATATATAATAACATAATGGCACATTACTATCTAATAAATTCTTCTTGTACGAACTGCACTAAATCAACATATTCTTTATATCTTGTCTTTTTTGTGGCGTCTTCTTCTGTTGATACAATCATATTCTTGTGGCTTCTTGTTCTGTAAATGCAGATTACTTTTTGAATATCATAATTATTACCATCATACCAAAATGAGCCTACACTCTTTTTAGCCTTAAATTTCTTGAGATATTCAAAGCGTTCTTCTGCCAACTTTTTATCATAAAAATGTTCTGTAAAAATAACACTTCTTGTTTTGTCTCGTCCTCTGAAACTAATTCTGTAAGGGAATCCATCTTCGAAAGACTCTCCATCAAGTTCGATTGTTACTCTGTTTAGATTGATGATTGAAAAGCGTTTTCTCATGTAATCCATTTCTTCACTATTTCTAGGTCTTCTGAATATCTTAAAAACCTCTACCATGTTTGAAGGCTTTATTGCGTTGCTCTTACTGCTTAAAAACTTTGAATCTCTCTTTTTAAGTTCTACTGTAAATGGAACGTCTTCAACTACTCCATCTTTATATGTTATTAATAAACTTATATCATATTTCAAAACAGGAAAAGACGTACCTTTTGCAACATGAGCCTTTACAATATCGTCACTAATCTTAAAATAATTACTAATTGAAAAACAACTTCCACATCCTAAAAATTCGTTATTATCTGCATTATATACATAATATGTTCCTTTTCTATTCCATTTTGCCATTTTTCTATGTCTCCTTTATTGTCACTTTATATTTATATTCAAACAATTTCTTTTTTAATTTATATATTTCTGTCTTTCTACCTTTTACATCTTCAACAACTTTTTTACCGTTCTCATAATAAACAAAATCTGCTATATACCTTATGTTTCTTCTTTTTCTCTTTTTTCCGTCAATTTCAATTGTGAATGACGGTACAAGTTCGAATGGTACTTGTAGCCTTAAATCGGTTATTTCTCCTTCTTCTTGCTTCTTTTTTAGTTCTACATATCTTTTGGCTTCTTTCTTTGAATCGAATGTTAAGCCGTCAACTGTGGTTTTCCTTGAATTGTATTTACTCATTTAGAATTGGATATCGCTTTCGTCAAGTTCAAAATCATTGGTTAATGGTTCGTTAGGTACATATGCTTCTGACTTCTTCTGCCCCTGTTTTGGTGTTTCTGCCTGTACGTTGATATTTCTCTTAGTTTCTAAAAACTGAACACTATCAGCGACTACTTTAGTAACAAATACTTTCTGTCCTTGATTGTTTTCATAATTTCTTGTCTGTAATCTTCCATCTACAGAAACAAGCGAACCTTTACTGCAATAATTAGCCGTATTTTCTGCAACCTTGCCCCATGCAACAATGCTTATGAAGTCGGCTTCCTGTCCGTCTCCTGTTTTAAAATTTCTATTTACTGCTAAAGTAAAACTTGCTACGGCTTTGCCACTACTTGTTCTTCTTAGTTCTGCATCTCTTGTAAGCCTTCCTACTAGTGTAACTCTATTCAGCATCTTTGTATCCTCCTAATTTATTTAATAATTCTTTAAACATATCTTCAACATAGCAAACACAAGCTTCTATAGCATAGTTGTATGATTCGTCAGCATCGCTATATTCACGTACTTTTTTATCATTCAGCGTGTCAACAATCTTTTTTTCTAAATCTGCTATTGTCTCTTTATATTCCTCTTTATTGTCTTCTATTTCTTCGTTTAAGTCATCAACCTCATTTTCCAACTGCTCTAGTTTGTATTGGAGGTCTGTTACTATTTCTTCGTGTAGTTCCATTCCTATTGTATTGCTCATTGTCTTTCCCCTTTTCTCTTATCAAAAAGTTTGACATTCACAACTCCTTCTTGAGGGTTTGCCACATATCCGATAATATAATATTTTTCTTTAAACTCCTCTAAGTCATTCATAAACTGTTCATAATTGTAATATTCCATTCGTTTAATAACATATCCATTTTGAAATGTTTTTGTTTCATATACGCTCATACTCTTATTCCTATTCATCTACTATTTTATGAATAATTACAGATTCATCAATCACTCTACAATTTTTCAAAATGTCATTGATTGAATAAGGCTCTTTGTCTTCCCACGTGATAAATTTAAATAGTTTATTAAACGGAATTAATGATGTAGGATATTCACTAATCCACAATCCGTTTACTTTATCCTTTTTTGGCTTGCTCTTATGCAAATATATATTACCTACTTTTGTTCTTGTTATATACATGTTGCTTGTGTTATCTGCAATAAACTTCAAAATATCATATTCAAGTTCTATAAGAATGATAGGCTTTTTATACTCAGATAAAAGCCAATTATAACGTGCATTATTGCAACCTTTTCCAACGTTAAATGCACAATTTTCACATTTCATATTAATGCAACCGTCAAAAGTCATATTGTATTCATCGAAACCACTACACCACAATTTATCTGCATCATTTAATGATTTTAGTTCATCTTTAAATTTTTCTGCGTTAATCACTTTAAATCACCTCGCAATTATTTAATAGTTCCTCGATATTCATAGGCTCTTTATCTGTCCATGAAATGAAATGAAATAAATCATCAAAGCCTTTTTGACGGCTGGCGTATTCATATTCAATTGACCATACATCCTCATTTTTTGACGGCTTGTATCTATAAGTATATAATGCTCCGTCTTTATCTATTGCAATATAATTATATTTTTTGCCCCAATGTTTGAGTAATTCATATTCTAATCTAGTTAATAGGAATTGTGGCTTTTCATCATCAAAAATTAAAGGCACGTTAATATCTTCAACAACTGCGATACTTTCTTCTATACCATTATTGTATCCGATATCGTAAAGGCCTGCTTGTCCGTCATGATTTAATTTTTTAAGTGAATTAATTATAACTTCCTTAAAACTGTTATAATTCTCTACTAGTTCATTGTAATCATTTAATGAACTAGTGTATGCATACTTTTTTCTTTCATATTTTTCTTTATAACTTGTTAGTTTCATCTTTCTTACTCCTATTTTTTTGTATTTTATAAGCTTAAAATTATTTTCAAACTCCAAAAATAGTTTGTACAGTATTCCACTTAAATACCACAACTCTTTTAACTGGTCGCACTGATAATTAATCAATTTTGATTCGTCCATTTCATAAATACAATTGTTAAGTAACAAAGCACTCATTTTATTGTTTAAATCTGTAGCATTCTTACTTGATTCATACGCTTTAGAAATTTTCTGTTTGATATAATCAAAAATTTCAGCGTTCTTACTTTTAGACTTTTCAATATTCTTTTCTAATCTTTCAGCATAACGCTTTAATGCATAAGCATATGCTTCATATCGTTCTGCTTCCGTTTCAAAATTACTATTTTTATAATTACCAATAGATGGCATTTGCGAACCTTTCATTTTAATCCTCCTTCGCAAGCCATTCTTTGATTAAATGACCATTTCTAAACTGACAGTTTCTGCGCTTATTAGGCTCATTATTTATGATGCCATGGCCACAATAACCTCCATATGCTTCCGTAAAAAGGAAGTCGCAATTATGACCAAAGGCATTCAAAAGTTTATTTAATCTATTTTCATCAACTTCCACTTTTACTAATCTCCTTTAACCTTTTACATCTTGATAAGGTACATAATGAAATTCGTGAAAATGTTTTCTAATTACATCATTTAATTTTTTCCAACAATCTTCGCATAGTTCTATATCTCCATTTATTAATTCGTGTGGTCTTCCGTATTCATCATAATACCTCATAGGAATAACACATTCGCATAAATCTTCCTTAGACTTCACTTCTTTCTTGCAACAGTCACAACTATAAATAATTTTATGAATTTCCGTTTTCATTATTCATCATCTCCTATATATCTAACTTTTATAATATCCTTTTCTTTTCTTGGCTCTTTTAATCTCTCTATTGACTTTATACGTGTGCCATTCCTCTACCTTATCCATGTCAATATATCCTAATGACAGTAGTTCGCTAATACAGATAAGAACGTCTGCAATCTCCTCTTGAAGGTTGCCTTTATACTCATCTTTTAGCCCATATCTTTTAACCTTTGTTAATGCCTGTATTAGTTCTGCACTTTCTTCTGTTGCGATCGTCAACGTTAAATCGTCTCCGTTTATATGAGCGACACTGTCCATTTCAAGTGCCTTATACATTAGCATATCCTTTATTTTTTCAATATCATTATACATCTTTATCATCTCTCTTCCTATATCTTTATTATACGCTTATTTATAATAAAATCAATACTTTTCTAAATTATTTTAATGTTTTTATAATAGGGTAGACAAGAAATAATATCAATACTGAGATTAATTATTATTTCTGTACCTCCCGTTGCACCGTACGTACGAGTCTCGTATACGGCGCTACATTTACATTATAATTTCAAACTAACTTTGATAGTAGTTAAGAGGATTGACCAAGCCAGGTCTATCCCCTATTCTTTTACTCAAATTTTAGGATTAATAGTGAACTACCTCGACTTAATACCCCGTGTTTGAAGTCAAGACTTCTAGGATGCTTACGCATCCGTTTAAGAAGATTGATATTTAAGTCTCCACCTATTGTTAGGCAATCCTTATTCTTATTGCGTGTCTACTTCGCCTCTACTGTATAGAATATTTACATCCACAACGCTACTTTTACGCATGATATTTAATGCAACATTTACATCTGCCTTGAGGATGATACGCACTTCCTTCACTTCTACCTTTATGGTATCGGCTTGTGGTTCACTACACTTGGCGGTAACTACCTGTGGTCAGTTTATCTCCGACTGAATTAGTGCCATGCCCGGCACACAATAAAAAAAGACTTGCATTTTTGCAAGCCGTTTATATTATCCAAGTGCTAGAACTACACTAACAATAAACAATAGTATTGCTAGAACGCACGTTTCTATGCTCATTTCTTTATTATCTTTTTTCAAATCTTCGCATTCTAATAGTGTAGCGTTGTATGAGTTCATAGCATTTACATATTTATCTTTGAACTCTTTTACTTGTTTCTTTTCTTTGTCAAGTTCATTTTGTAGTTGCACTTTATCTTTGACCTTTTCACAATACAACGTATAACGTTTTTCATACTTATTTAACAATTGCTTATAGTCTTTTACGAGTTTCTCATGTTCATTGCTCAAATGTTTATATTCGCCTTTTAGCACTTTATAATTAAACTCGGAAATCTCTAATTTTTCTTCTGTATCTGTCATTATTTACTTACTACCTCCCCAGCTTCTTCTTTAACTTCAAAATCTGCTTCTACGAACTCGTTTGGCTTGTCTTGAATATCTTCTTCATGCATACAGTCAAAACTCTTTACAGTCTCGTCTTGAGCCACTGCTCTTACAAATTCTGCTTTTAATGGCATATACTTCAATAACTTTTTGAGTACTGTTTTTTTAGCCATTTCATCAAATTCTTTCTGCCATATTCCACTGCTATAATTTTTACTGTATTTTCTAGCGTGTTCGTCAATCTCATCTTTAGACATGACTTTAAATCCTTCTCCGCCGTTCTTTAATTTAAAGACTGCATAATAGAAGACGGGCTTACCTCTGTTTGACTTGCTAGGGATATGTTTCAATTTTGGCTCAAGCCCCAATTCATACTCGAAAGTGTCATTTTCACAAACAACCTCGGCAGTGATACTCTTGACCTCTCCTGTTCTGAAAGCAAGGTCAATTAATCCTCTGTAGCCAATCTGAAATTGGCATTGTTTTCCATATGGGATTAAATAGGCTTGACCTAGTGATGTGTTAGGCTCAAGCCCTAGTTGAGCAGAATTTAACATCGCTCCAACGAATGATTGTGGCGTGCATTCTGCTAGTTTTGGATTATTCGTTACTGCCGTTGTCACAATACGAGCGAAACGCTCAGGCGTCATTACATCAGGAAGCGCTTTTGCAATCTCGCCTTTGTAAAGTTTAATATAATCCTTTATGATCTGCCCTTGCTGTTTAGCGACCTCATGTTTAACTGTTTTTGTGATTATACCTTTTTGTTTAACTTCAGCCATGATTTAATTTTCCTCCTTCTTTATTTCTCTGCATAAATCAACATGACAGGGACTGAAAATGGGTCGTCATGTGATATTTCTAAATGAATACTCGTAACTAGCAAATCTCCAAATTTTTGCTTTTTGAATAACTCATTAGTTATAATATCCTTTTTGAATCCGAATAACTCTTCCTTTTTGCTTATGTCTTTGATGCACAATAATTCATCATCATCGAGCCTATATACCAACTCATTTACTCTCATTGTTTTCAATTCCTCCTTTTTACTAATCTACTACACAACCTCGTGTATTCTTCTACTTTTGTTCTTTTGATCCTAAATGATGCTAGAATGTCACTTAGCGTTCTTGTGCATTCTTCTAAATAAAAGTGAATATTGTCCAACCCTCTATAAAGAATTCTGCCATCTGCTAAATCTGTTTTGATTCTATTAATTTCATCAGTTCTGCACTTCAATACCTCAATTAGGTATGAAAAACCATCATCAACTTTTTCGATGTCGCACTCTGTATTATACATTGAGTTTTGTAGTTCTTCTTCTGTCATGTTTTCTTTCCTCATCTCTTTTAATTTCTATATTAATTAGATGACATGCATAGTATAAAGTCAATATTATTTTTTCTTTTTTACTACAAATCTTTCTAATGCGGTTTCTTTCATATACTTTTTATAAACCGACGGTTCATTCTTTTTTAAATCTGATTGACTAAACCTTCTTGTAGGCTTACGCTTCCATGTTACAATTAATTCTTCCGTTTCTGCTTTTTCTGCGCTTCTCATTTCATGCTTGACAATGTTCTCATATAAGGTCTTTTGTTCCTTAAGTTCCTTCATTTTCTCATTAATTTTATAAATCATGTTTAGCGCTGTTTCTGCTTCATGCCCTATAATGCATTCTTTATCATCTTTTGAATAATTGAATACTGTTCCAAGTGTTGTTGCAGTCGATGCTGTTCCGTCCATTTGTGGTGCTTCTCTTGTCTGCACCTTTTTCCAAAATTCCTCTTCTGCTTCTATGAGTGCTTGAATTTCTTCTTCGTCTCTGCTAATATCAAGCCAATAGAAGCCCTTTCCCATAACCAATATAGCAATGTACCACTTTTTTAGTCCTGTTACAGCCATGTAGTGCATACACTGGCAATAATAAGAAGGCGGTATATCTCCGTTCTCAAAATCATATTTTGTCAATGCACTCGCGGTCTTGCATTCTAAACCGCAAGGCTCGTCAGTCAACAATCTATCAACATTTGCAAGCATGAACGGATGGGCTTTTGATTGGAACGAATAGTCACTTGTCACGACTGTATGTCCTGTTGCTTCCACAAATCTGCGTGCTACGTAGTCTTCAAGGTCTCGTCCGATTCTCATTGATTCGTTGTCTACTTCATCAGTATGTAGAAGTCCGCTTTTTTCAGCCCATAGAGTGTATGGGCTTTTATACTTGTTTAAGCCAAGTAGTGCTCCGACATCTGAACCTCCGATGCCTTTTCTTCTATCTTCTAGCCATTCTTCATGAGTTGATGGCAGAGGATGTTTAATTACTCCGTCCATTTTTAGCCTCTTTTCTTGCTTATTCTGATAAGCATGTATTCAATTAATAGTAAATTAAACATTAATGATATAGCCATAACTGTTTTAATTTCTACAACGTTGTAATTATTGCCACTGATAACGCTATAGCCTAGCACCCCAGCAATCAACACATTAAATAACGTTAATATAATCTTCTCAAATTTGCTCATTGTAATTCCTCCCCAGACATATTAATATATACATGTCTGATATTTCATCAATCTTTTTTAAATAAATAGATGAAGATGTTATAATAGTTGATGGTTCTCTGTTTAGGAGTTCCACCTTTTTTTTAGTTCAATCTTTCTTCGTCTTCGTCTTCTACAAGTTCCACAATACCTTTTAATGAATTAATCAATATTTTCGGTCTAGTAATTCTAATTGCTTCAAACTGATTCTTCAATTCTTCCTCTTGGTCTTCTACAATGTCATTTAATAAGCCCTTCATTTCCTCGTGGTCTTCTTCGTCCATGTCATTAAATAACATCTTGATTAATGCAGTGATGACCATCAATAAATGTGGAACGCATAAGCCGTTCTTTTCAAGTTCTAATTTTCCTTTTTCTTCGTCTAAAAAAACCAACAATTTTAATATCCTGTTTCATTCTTTTATACCTCATATTATTTCCATTTAATATTTTCAAAAGGAACTCCTACAATCTCGGCAAAAAGTAATGCTTCATCTACATAGAATCTTGTTTTTCCTTTTTCCTTATTGAAATAAGTCACGCTATTAATACCAAGTTTGTCTGCTACCTTTTGGACGCTCAAGCCACTGTAATGACGCGCTTGTCTCGGCGTGAAACTTTTTACATCAAATTCATTCAATTTTAACCACCTCGCATTTCTTCACACATTTATATTACTTCTTTTATACATCGATGTCAAGCATTTTATTAATTATTTCTATAGTTTATTTAATGAATATAATGTAGGCTCGTTCTTGAGCCTTCCACATATATTTTATAATGTTACATAGTAAGTATTGCCGCTATAAGTCTTTACAACATTCATATATTCATCAAATTCCCTGCTATATACAACCTTGATTTCTGCAACTGATGAATGATTAATTCTTAAATCTTCGAAATCGTATTCTTCAATATCTAAAGTTGCGCCAAATCCCAAACAAACATAAAAGATACCTTCTTCATTTTCTAACATTTCAATGTACTGCTCATTTGTGTACATATCCATAGCAATAGCAAAACTTTTCTGTTTTGAATTTTTTAATGTCTTCATAATTATTCCTCCTAGTTAAAAAAGTTGGTGTTTATAGTGTTATCGCTTCACTCTATTTTTTTATTTGCTTTTTAATTCTTTTTCTCTTTCAATAACTAAAGCATTTAATTCATTCATATGTTCTTTGATTAAATCATCTACAGTTTTTAAATCTGTTGATTTCATGAAATTAGCGATTACATAATCGTTAGCCCAATCCATTAAAGCATAATAATATTTTTTATTTAATTCTTTATATGCTTCTGTTTCCTTTTTACCATTTAAATACATTTTTTGCAATTCGATTCTTAATTCACAAGCATTCGTTAACTTACTTTCAATTCTTTCTAATCCTTTTACATGTAATTCTTTTTCAAATTTGTTCATATTCGTTTACCTCTCTTTCCTTTACAAGTATATTATATACTATATATTACATATATACAAGCGTTATTTATAAAAAAATTGAATAAAATAAAAAAAGCCATAACGTTTTTAGTTATGACTTATTTTTCTCTTATTGTCATTATATTTTTTGTAAACTCAATTGGTATATCAATATCAACACTACCTCGAGTATTCTTCGCAATACGAAAATAATAATCATCTTCTTGTTTGTTGTAAATAAACACAACTTGACGAGCACTGTTCTCTATTTCCCCAGATTCTTTCAGACGGCTAAGCGTTGGGGGCTCATTTAATCTAGCCTTCTGCCCCTGTTGCGGTTGACCTCGGCTAACTTGAGATAATGCTATCATTGTTATGTTATGATTGAGCGCTAAAGCACGAAGACTCTTTGCAATCTCTGTAGTTTTCTCATAAAGGCTTGAACGGCTAAAACCTCTAATCATGCCGATGTGGTCTACAAACACGATTGTGTGTTCATTTTCATCTAGTTTATTAATAATGTCTTTAACCGTTTCTAGGCTCTTAGCGCCTGTTAGAAGGATGATTCTCTTATTGTTGACTATTTCATCTATACCGCTATCAATACGATTCTTTAATTCTGTATCAGTGATATAACTGTATCTTTCTAGGGTATCCATCGGAACTCCTGTTTCAATTGATAACAAGCGTGCCTTAATATCTTCTTCCCCCATTTCCATATTAAAGTAGACACATTGATAATGTTTAGACAGTTCACTAAGCATATTCAAGGCTAAAGCCGTCTTTCCTCCTCCTGTTCCACTAGCACTTATTACCATGAAATCATGTTCTTTCATTTTAAGGAACGCTTCCAATTTTGGAAAGCCTAAGCCAGTTATAGCATTGGTTTCAGTCTCTAAAAAGTTAAAATCTGTAACGCTCAAGGTTTCTTGTTTAACAGTTCCTAACTCATTAATAGTATTAATGCTCTTAGTAAAGTCTTCTATGTTCTGCACGTTGTCTATATACTTATTTATTTCTTCTCTTAGAAGCCTGTCTTTATATGCATTTATAACAACATCTTCAAACTCTTTAATACTTGCCATTTTTTCGTAAGGGTTGCTAGACACTGCCTTTGTAAGCATTTCTTGAGTTATATTGCTGTCGCTTGTTAGTTCTAATAAAGTACTATCGTCTCTTCCTTCTTTATGCAGTCTCTTGATTTTACCGAAAACATATTTAAAATTGTAACTTCCAAAGTCTTTAAAATGGTTTTCATTAATAGATAGTTTGTCTATATATTCTCTGTTTGATAACATAAAACCAATTATATTTGACTGTATATCTAGTAGTTCTTCATCATTAATCATAGTTTACATCTCCTTAGTAGAATTCTTCATCAATGTTTTTATACATTTTTTTGTTCTGCTGTATTTTCTCTTGCATAAATTGTAATAGTTCTTCGTTGCTCATTCTATTTACTTTTTTTGGTTCAACTTCTGCATGATGTTCATTTTTGACCTCTTGAGTAAATAGCATTCGGCTTTTTGCTTCTACTTTCTTCTGCAACAATCCTTTTTCAACCAGTTCATTAATGCATGTCTTGATTGTTGTTTTACCCTTGCCAAGCATTTCTGCAAGTGCTTCATTACTTTCGTTATACTCTAACCCATTATCCTCAAAGCTTCTAACACGTGCAAGGATAAAGGCTTCTTCTAGTGTGAGTCCATGTTTTCTAAAATCATCATCAATCTTTATAATCATATGTTTCGCCTTCCTTTTGTGTCTTCATATTATCACAATTTTTGCATGGCGTCAATATTTGACCACTAAAATTGACCCCTTATTTTAGACAAAAGAAAAAACCCTCCGACATTGCGAAGGGTTCTTCCTTTAAGGTATATGAAAGGAGACAAACATTAATGAAAAACAAACAAAAAAGAAATGCAAGTTGCTATACTAAGAAGTGCTTCTTTCTTCTTAGCACGTATATATATTATCATGCATTTCAGCATTTGTCTAGTGTTTTGCAACAACCTCAGTAAAAAATGTATCTAAAGATTTGCTTGTTCTAGTTGCATCATCAATGATAACAGGATATAGCCATATTTAAGCAATACATACCATATAAGAGACTTTTATACATAACTAGTGTTATTCTTCGTGTTTAGCGTTTTATCTCTCTATGACCTTATTTTAAACGTTAAAGGCAAAAAAAAAGAAAAATAGATACAAATTAATGTACCTATTCTTCCAATGAAATTCAATCTAAGAGAGGAAATCTAATGAATGAAATTACATAGTAGCAAGTGTTGCTTCTTACTACATGTCTAACACTATCATTAAATATACATATTGTCAATACTTTTGTTAGTTCCTCTTTATAAAAAAAGGAAGGTGTATCGAAAGATGCATCTTCCTAAAAATATGGAGATAGATTATGAAAAGAATTGAAATAGTAGTAAGTCTGCTCTTCTTACTACATCTATATATTATCACTATTTATATTTAAAGTCAAGACTTTTTTTTATTTTATCTGTATATATTTTTTTCATCTTCACTTTATATTATATATATTATATCTATATACTTCTTTATTTTATTTCTTATTCTTTCTTTGGTTCTTTCTTTCTTCTTCTTTCTTTTCTTTCTTCATGATTTAATGTTTTAAATATTTAAGTGAATAACTAAACCTTCAAACAGTTCGGAGACAAGATGAGAAATAGAAGGAATGATATTCCCTTAGTGCTAAATAAAAAAATATCATCCCTTTATAATAACAGTTCGTCGACTGTCAGAGTTTCTAAAGGTTGAGCATGATTGCTACCATTTCAGATAGCACGTGCGCTATTCTCATTTAGAGAAGTGTCTCTTCCGTCCAACACATCAAGCACGATTCCTCTTCGGAAATCCTCCCAACTTCTTTTTTTTATTGTGGTCTGTAGTTGTATCAAGACCACTCAAGTACTTATGCTTTGCTCACTGCATAAGTGCTGTAGATTTTATGCGTCGGCTCTACACACCTGTCTATATTATTTTTGTAACGTGTATAAAAGACGCATATTCACACGCTCAAGCATTTATATACTTGAGATAGCCATGTAAGACTATTCGTTTGGAGTAACTTTTTGTTAACTCGCTATTCAATTGTCAAAGCCATTGTACATCATCTGTTGGAGTATTGCAAGTATTAATTTTATTATCAGATGCAAACGGTAGTAGTCAAAGCATGTATATATTCCTATAAGCCCTATACCGCCAATATAAGCGTTGTTTATATTGAATATGTGCAGTTTATCATATTTATAAGAAAGTCGCTCATATGCTTAAATATTGGCCTTTTATCAAGATGGCAAATATTGACTGTTAGTGGTTAAAAAATAGCATCATAAATTTTCATAATATGCTTGACATATAAGCATATTAGAGTATAATTAGAATTGTAATAAGAAAGGGCGACCCCCTAGAAGGAAAGATTATGAAAGCAGAAAAGTATTTTAAAAAGAATGGATTTGTTTATGGAGTGTCTGAAAAGTTCAGTTTTGGAAGATGGGTTGGATACTCTAGAAAGTTCGATAGTCTAGAAGAAGCCGAAAGTGGTTAAACATTGAAGAAGGCGACTTTAGAACAAGAAGCCTTGTTTCAAAAACATATGCTAAAAGATACGGATTAAGAGAAGACTAAAAAATTTATCATATATGCTATATAGTGATTGACATTGTATAGCATATATGATACTATGTATATGGAAATTAAGGAGGAACGTAAAAATGGTATCAGAAAGTCAAAAAAGAAGTGCTGAGAAGTATCAGAAAAACAATACAAAACTAATCAGCGTAAGAGTGAATAAGAAGCTAGAGCCACAATTATTGGAATGGCTCGAAAGCAAGCCTTCAATGGGAGGCTATATGCTCGACTTAGTAAGAGCAGATATGGAAAAGAAATAAATAAAAAAATGAGTGAATATGCTTGACATATAAGCATATTAGAGTATAATTAATAGTGTAATAAGAAAGATAAAACAAAAGAAAAAGGAGACATAAGATTATGAGTATGAGAAAAGCAAGATTTGCAGGAGTTAATGATATTAGAATTGATGAAGATTTAAACATTGGCGTTTTAGAAATTGAAGGAAAAGAGTACGTTATATTAGGCGGAGAATTTACCGCTAGCGGTGTAATGAATTATTTAAGACCTTATGAAAAGGTCAAAGAAAATTGGGATAACTTAGAGAAGTATTCTAGAAGTAGAAGAGATGCAGTTTTATATATGGATAATAGGGCAGTCCTTAAATGTCAAGAATATGAAAGACAGTTAAGACATGACTTAGAAAGCCAAAAGTGGTAAAAGTGTATTGCAAATATGATGTTGTATTAATTCGATGTAAAATAAAAATGGGTTGGCAAAATACCAACCCTTTTATAATGCTTATTTTTTTGTACCTCGTAAAAGCCAATCCCAAGTGTTTCTACCTACAATACAATCTTGAGATAATCCTCTGTTTCTTTGGAATACTCTAACAGCATTTTCTGTTCCACTGCCAAAAATACCGTCTGTTGAAATGTGAAAGCCTACACTGTTTAATCTTTCTTGAATAAGTCTAGTAATGTTGCCTCTCGCTCCTCGTTTTACAGTAATACAAGCGTCAAGCGTTCTTGGACCTCTTAAGCCGTCCACAACTAATCCTTTATGGAACTGATTGTTTAACTCTTTCTGAAGTCTTGCTACCCACTCGTCATAGCCGTTTTTATGAGTTGTAGACGCTGTTTCATTGTGTGTATTTGTATTAGTATTAGGAATATGCACTATAGCACTGTTTAAACGGCTTTTGAATGCATTCCATGTTTTATCATTTAGTAAGTCATTGCAGTTTGGACATAACTTGCCATTTACGTCATAATGTCTAATAACCCTATCAAGAGGGATGTTATACTTCTGCATGAGTAAGCGTCCTAATGTGATAGCGTTCTCTAGTGTTGCTTCTGAGATTGAAACAACACCGTTTTTGACTGTGTCGCACATTTCAATGCTGATAGAGTTTGAATTTGTGCAAATTTTATAAAGCGGATGATGGTTTGACTGACACTTGCCGCCGACAGAGTATGCCACATAATCATCATATACAGATTGTGTTACGCTGTCGTCGTCTACAAAATAATGTGCTGAGGCTTTTACAATGTTGTTATGAAAGTACTTAGCGTTGCTTTCATCGTGGTCTCCATCGTTGCTAGTATAATGATATACAAGATACTTGATATTGTTTGTATTTCTTTTGCCACCATAATTTGCCTTGTTGGCAATATTTGTTTTAAAGATATATCCCATTATAAAACCTCCTATCCTTCTAGATGCGAAATTCTTTTTTCGTGGTCGTCTAATTCTTTCGAATGTGCATCTAATCGTGCATCCTGTCTTCTGTTGTCTGTGGCCATGTACTCGAGCGCTGTAGTTAACTTAGTAATGCTATTATTTAGCTTTAGAACAGGCGTCATCACTCCGATTAGCGCGCCAACGCCGATGATAACTGTATATATTGCCTGTGCTTCAGTCATCTAAACGCCTTCTTTTTCTTCACTTTCAACGAATCGTGTAAATGCTTGATGCAATCCTGTTGATGCTAAGCCCATCAATGATCCATAAACAACTGACTCAACAGACATACCACTCACAATCATGTTAAGCACTGCCCCAACCACTGCTAGAATAGTTGGAATGTACTTATTTGGAATCATGTCAAAAGATGTCTTGATAATATAGCCAACTACTAGACAAGCGACCATCACAACTAATACAAAATACTGTGTTAACTGTGTGAAATCCATAATTATTTACCTCCTAAGAGGTCTTCTCGATCTCTTCTTATTAATTCCTGTTTAACCTTTTCTCGGATTCTCAAAGGAACATCGTCAATTGTTTTTAATCCTTTTTCGATTAAATCTGCATAAATCTTATACATTGTTATCACCTGCGCTTTCGTATAAATCGCATAAAGCCATCTGTAATTCTGTTACATTGCTTTCTGTTTCTGTTAGTCTTTCTTCGATTGTAGGTTCCTGTACGGGCTCAGTGTTTTCATACTTAGCCCATTCATAATGCTCGTAAATATGAGTATCGTCCTCTGTATAAGTGGTACTTACAATATATGAGCCGTCTACAACATTGGTATCATGCACTAGTTCTTTATATCCTAACTGCTTTAATACTTCGTTATTGTTGATATATGTAGTTCCTTCAATAACTACGCTTTTTGGCGCTCTCGTTAAAATATTGTCCTGTAATTTATATAACATAATTAATCACCTCTTTTGCGATAGTTTCATCAAAAATTTTAGCCCATTCTTTCATTTCCTCATTCCCTTCTTTCTTCTTCAAAAATTGTCTTCTAAGAAGGAGCCATTGACCAACGACTTAGTATTTTATTCGACATATATTTACCTCGCATAGATAACAATTGTACCTGTGATAATTGCGTATATAGCCGCATTCGTGCTGAATGTCAGCGGCGATAAAACAGGATTAAGTCTTCTCGTATAAGGCGCCATAATACTTGTATTATGGCTATCATATGCCCCACTATTATTCAAGCAAAAAGGAAATATATATTGCTCAAGAAATAATCCATTATTTTTAAAGTAAGCCTGTTGACACATGGATTCAGTGCCTTTCTTCTGAGTTGTCATTTTTACGATGACCTGTCCGAAATTTAAAATCAAAGCAGACTGAACAGTTGATTTATTAGTAACGTTTTCGACTGATACAAAAAACTCTGTATAATTGCTCACATCTATATCGTTAGGCATTTTTTCCGTTTCATCAAAAGTGAACTCTAAAATTTTTGTCCATTCCTTCACATTATCACTTCCTTTTCTATTACTCATTAGCATTCTTTCGCGCATCAAATCCATACTATCTCAGCCTCACAATCGCACTAGTACCGAGTATATTTACTTCGTATGTACCTGTTGTCACATCATCACTATTGCTCAATGTACATCCTGTAAGTGTCAGTGCTGTAGGCGTAGAACCACTCACAAACTCAAACCCACAAATAAACATCTTATCTGTTCCGACTGCACCTGGCGTAATTGTTAGACTTGCCATCGTTGGGAATACATGATACTCGTTACTATTTATAGTTACATTAGTATCACTAGCCGTATGAATTACTTTTTTAACTCCTGAATCGGTAGTATTGGCTTTTTTGTCTAACTCTGATTTAATGACTTTATTTTGTACAGGATTTACGCTGGTACTAGATAATGCACTATCTACAGTAATAGATGTACCTGTTCTACCTGCTGGAATATCTATATTACCTGTACCAATAATAGTTTGATTATTGATAGTCTTAAAACTTGTTGGCACATCATCGATCTTGGTTTTCTGCGCTCTAGTAACTGCAACGTGGCTGTCATCTTCTGCAAGTTGTGATAATCTAGTAGGCACTACAATATCGTCAATCGTGCTATCAATTTCAGACTTCGTGTAAAATCCTTTTTCTGCTACTTTTGTAGCGATATTACTTAACTGCTCATCTGTTAGATTAGGGTTTTCTATCTTTTGCTTAAGTTCCTCTAGTATGCTTGGATATAGTTCCTCTATTGCCTTATCTGCATGTGAATGTTCACTGACTGAAGCAGTTATATCTTCGCTACCCCACGCTTTAACTGCAACGTGTGAACTATCGAACTTTTGACCGCATAAATTGAAAACGGCTTTTCCACTTGCTTCAAAAATAGTGCCTTTTAATAATGCAGTGATAATATAAAAACCGCCTTCCTCTCTGCAATCGCATTCTAATTTATCAGGCGTTCCTTTTGCTGAAATAGTATTAACACTAAAAGTCAAGTCTGTTAAATCTGTAATGTCAGATTTTTTCTGAACCATAAATGTAATAGTCTTACAAGAGTTATCATTCGTTACGCCTAAATTGAAATTCGATGGCAAAGTTACTGCTCTTGAATCAATATCTACATTAATGATGTTTTGAGTGTCCATTTAAGTACCTCCTTTAAGCGTATGAGTAAATGAACGAACCGCAAACATATGCTGCCGAAACATTAGCACTTCCATGCATGGAAGTAAGCGTCCAATGATTAGCGGTCATGTCGTTAGTTTTTGGATAAAAACGTAAAGTAAGGTCTGTGCTCTGTGTCTGTACAGGAATAAACACATTCTTTTTTGGCAATTTGTCTAACGGAAAACCTTCCCACATATAGCCGATAGAATTACCGACAATAGTATTTGTTAACGAGCCGTCCCAATTTAACTCAACTAGTTTCGATGCCTCATTATATCTGTATTTCAGAGTGATACCACAACCATTCTCGCCACAACTTTTCCATGTGCTCCATGTATTCAAGATGTTAAAATTGTTAATCTGTGTTTTTAGTTTATGTAACTCACTTTCGAATCTTTCTTGTGAACCTGTAGATGTGACATAGCCGCAATAGTTTGAATCATCCCTCAAATCATTTACGTTTTCTTGAGTAAGTGAAGTAGTACCCTTAGTAACTTTTACAACTGCTACAAACAATTGATATACTGAGTCCGTGCGGACCGGTCTAGGGTACTGTGAATCACTGCCGCCTTTTACAGCTTTGATGTAGAATTGTCTATCCGTTAAATTAAACTCGATAGCAATAGCATCATATCTGTCAAAAGTACCGTTTGAACTGTCAATAGTAAGCGTTACATTATCGCTTACAGGATAAAACGCTCCATTTATGCATGCGTTGCCAACTCCGACAGTTACGTTCATGCTATTATTAGCAGTAACATAAAAATCATCTGTATTAAATATTCCATTTGTGAAGAAACTTCTAAATATTTTTCTAAAAGAAGCACTCGACATTGTTCTATCGTGATTAATAGAATCGAATGGAAATCCTAAATTATCTGTTGCCATTTTACAAATTATCACTCCAATCTATAGTTGATGGAAGCGGCGTTCCTAGTGTAGGAACTGCTACCATTTTCCCATGTTCATATACTTCTTTGACAGAAGTTACTCTGTCATTGCTAGATATATTCCAATATTCTAGTTTATTAGTTATTATATCGCCCAAGTCATAATCAATAAGATAATTATAAGTTCCATCTGTTCGATCCTCTTTTTCGAGTGACTGTACAAGGGATTTTTCTTTTAGGTTGCTTTTCCCTCTTTGTTTTAGCGTTTCGATGTATTGTGAATCTGTCAGCTTATCCTTATCAATATCAGAGCCGTTTACAAATGTTTCTCGTCGCTCTAATCCTGTTAAACTGTTATCCCCACAAATAACAATCTGACGTGATGAGCCTTCGCCTTGACCGCCAACGTAACAAACATTAGAATAGTTTTGATTATTAGCCGTGTAGTCGGCTTTTGAAATATCACCGTTGCGTTGCGAGAAGATTACTCGTGGTCTGTCTCTTTGGTTTTCTGACCTGTCTACACCCTTAAAAGTCTCAAAAGTAAATGCTTTTGTATCAAAATTAGGGACAAGCCTAAATCCTATATTAGACGACTGCGCTAACTTTTCAATATAAGTGAGTGTATTCTTATATGTTGCTTGAAATTGTATTTTATCGTTAAACCCATTTAATGCTCCTAGTCTAACTCGTGGAATATCTGCAAGCGTAACAAGCTGTCGCATTGCTTCTTCCACCTTCCCATTGAAATTAAATGTATTTTTTATAAGTCGTCTAGAAAAGTAACTTTCAGCGAATCTGCCTACTATCTTTACATTGCTTGTACTAGCACTCTGTTCTATTGTTATGCCTTCGATAATTCCACATTCATTCTTCCCTTTAATCCATATGAGATTGTCAAGTTTAATTAGTTTGAGCGTTTGAGCGTCAATAGGAGTGTGTATTTCAAAAGTACCGTGCGAAGTATAATTTCTAATCCATTGAATAGAGTATGCATTTTCGATAATTCCCAACAGCTCCATATCACTATTAAATATTCTTAACTGCATATACTAGCCCCTCAAGTAATTGTTTTTAAAAGTTATAGAAACGGTTAAATTATCTACGCCAATTTTAGCATTATAGGCGAGATGATTTAATCCATGCTTCAGCCTTAAAAAAACAGAATCAGACGTTAAATAGTGATTAATATTTGATTTATGACCGCTATTATCAATCAAAAAGACTGTGCAGTTATTTACATCCGTTGTAATTTCTATTTTCTGTTCTGCTTCCAATATAAAGTCTTTTATGCTATTTACTCCGATTGTTAGTGCTTCTCCTGTCTCCTCTAATGAGATGGAAGGATTCGTTACTGCGCCATTAGCAACCATTTCAATAGTCATTGATGTATCAGCGCCGTTTTCGTTTAATATCTCGAGTGTCTGAGTTTTAACAATTCTCGATACTTCTTCATCTTTAAATTCATGCACAAATTCAAAAAGTGAATCAATATAAGCCATGTCTAACTCATTATCTTCGATATCATGAAAATGAGGGTCGGCACATAACAATGATATTTGAGTAGTTCGCTTCTGAAATGTTCCGTCAGTTCCTGTTAGTTTTTCGACCGTATATGTTATTTTTCTTTTATGCACTCCATCATCATATACAAGAACTCCATCGCACGAAAACACATTATCAAGTAACTCTCGATTTCTAGCGAATTGGTCTATATCAATGACGGTTATAACAATATTTCTAGCCTTTAACTGCGTGCCAATGACTGTTGAGCCATCGACATTGCCGTTTTCTTGAGTAGTGACGTTATACTCATAGTTATATATGCCATCACAAGCTGCAAGCAAAAAAGGGGAAATAGATGTTTCCCCAAATGCTAATGAGTAGCCTAAAACATTAGTACATGTTATCGTTCTAATTTCTCTATGCTTCATCTATTTAAACTCCCTTTAATTTTAAAATTAGTTCCCTGTTTGCGTTTCTCGTCTGTCTTGATACTTCGCTAGGGTCTAACTGAGTAGGACTCTGTATATTCAATGTCTGATATACATTGCCGTTATTTGTTCCAAAATTGCCGTCTGAGCCACGTTTTAAAATTGTTATATCTTCATTGTCAATTTGCGTTTTAACTCTCTGTATTGCTCCAAAGCCCACAGGAGAACTCTTGATAGGATTAAAGCCGTTTATAACTTCACTATTGAACTCATTAATATCTTTTTTGACGCTTGAAAGTGAATCCACGATACCTAATCCGATACCTTGACCGATATAAATACCGACCATGTCACGCATTAATCTTGATGGAGAGTGAATACCGAAGGCACTTTTGAACTTGCCGACAACGCCTTTTGCAAATCCTCCAACTTTTTTTACAAGCCAACCTGTCATACTTGAAATACCATTCCATATACCTTTTACAATGTTGCTACCAATTGATGACATTTTAGAAGGCAGCGTTCTGATTGCAGTTTCGATAGCACTTGCAACCTTTAACATTGCAGTCTTTCCGAGATGTCCTAGGCCACTAATAGTTCCACTTAAACTATACATTGCCGAGCGTCCTAGGCTCATCAATGCGCTAGGCAAATTAGTAATACCGTTTTTGATAGCGGTTAGGATTCCCTTTCCTACTGTTTTTAACGTCCCGAACATTGATTTTATGCCATTCCCTATGCCTTTGATAGCGTTAGAGCCGAGTTGCAGCCAGTTAAATGCCGACCATACATTGACAATAGCAATAATAATTTTTGGAATATTGGCAATTAATGTAGGAATTGCCTGTATTAATCCAAGCGCTAATTTACCAATCAATTCAACTCCACAAATCAGAATGGTTGGAGCGTTGTCGTTAATAATATTTGCAAATGTACTTATGATTGTTGGAATCTTTGCAATCATTACAGGAATTGCAGATACAATGCCGTCTGCTAACTTATTCAACAATTCAAATCCACTTTTTATAAATTGTGGCGCTTGTGAAGCAATGCTGCTTGCGAATTTCTGAACAGCATCAATGATCCCTGGCATGTCGTTAAATGCGCTTGTTAGAACTGTAATCGCTGACTTTGCAATATTTCCAAGCATCGGAATAAGGTTGTTGCCAACAAAAATGCCCAAAGAACTAATCAGATTTTTAAAGGTCTGTGTAACGTTCTGACCTGTTGACATACTACCAAGAAAATCACTCCAAGAAGCCTTTAGCATTCCGAAAGAACCGCTAAAAGTTTTAGTTGCTTCTTCCTGTGTTGTGTTAGTTACTTTTAGATTTTCTTGAATAGCGTGGATTGCACTATAAACATCACTTAAATTGTTTATATCGTAATGAACGCCCGTCAGCTTTTGAGCATCAGTAAGCAGTCTCTGCATTTCTGTTTTTGTGCCACCATAGCCTAATTTTAGGTTATCAAGCATTGTATAGTTCTGCTTAGCAAATCCTTGATATGCGTTCTGAATATCTTGAATATTTGTACCAAACTTGTTTGAGTTGTCTGACATGTCTCTAATAGCAGTATTAGCAATCTCGACGGCTTTTGCCGTATCTCCGCCGCAAGAGCGCACTAATGCGCTAGCAAATGATGTTGCTTGCTCCATATAATTATTGGCACTTACGCCACTATCTCTAAAAGCCGTACTTGCATATTTTTTCAATTTGTCGGCGCTCTTACCAAAAAGTGTTTCAACGCCTCCGACGGACTGTTGCAGTTTACCGCCTTCGGTTAGTGACTGTCCAACAATCTTTCCGAGCGTTCCTGCCGCTAGTACCTTTGTAAGGGTCTTGACTACTCCGCTGCCTAGTAAAGAGCCACTATGTATGCCACTTTCGCTCATAGGGCTTTCGATTACATCTTTTATTGATGATGTAATTCCTTTGGCACTAGGCACAATTTGTATATACGCTTTTCCGAGGTCTGTTGCCACTTATAATCCCTCCTTTCTAAGAAGTCGGTTTCGTGCGTTGTTAAATTCCTCTACACTGTCGAAACCGTCCTTCTCTTTGTTTTCTGCGTTATCTTCAAGCAATTGTGAAAGGATTGATATTGGTTTATTTCTGCCGTGTTCTGCGTCCTCTGTTTTAGCCCACCACAATTTTGCCAAGTAGTCGCAAGTGATAGCACTTAGCATTGTATCCGTGGTAGCCTTCATACCGTTAATTTTTAACTTAAAACGGCTATTGTCTTGTAATCCATCAACTAATATATAAATATATGATGGCCTATAAGCGTGATAGTCGTATATTCCATAGTACTGCGCTAGGTCGCATATAACTTCCTTTTTGTATGCTCTCAGCCACATAGAGAGCGCTACTAGTTTTTTACTTCTGTATCTCCTACATTTGTACTCATGATATCATTCATTTCATGACCGATTCTTTTTGCTGAGATAGTGCCGTCCTTCTTTCTACAGTGTTCCTTTAAACGGTTATATCCGTCTTCACTGATTAATCTAGTTAGAAGTTTTCTTACCCCAAGTCCTGTTTCTTTGATATCCTCGTACATTTCTAGCACTTCATAATCATCAATTAGTTCAGTGTCCAACTCAAATTCAAACCCTGTTTTAGTTTTACCTTTTACAACTGCCATAATTTAATACCCTACTTTCCTAATTTTTTGATATATTCCTTATGATAAGAACCATCGTCGTATCCTTCTTCGCATGAGTACTCAACTTCATATTCAATTGTCTTGTTATCAACGTACGTTACATCTGAAGTCTTTGTAACCTTGCAACGAGGGATGACAGTTCTTTTTAATACAGTGCCTTTGTTTAAAAGCATATCAATAACAATCATCTTGTAATCTTGATTGTTAGGCGCAACATCAACAGTTATTCCTGTTTCAAGTGTTCCTTTTACTGCGTCTTCTCCGTGATATTCCTTTAAAACTTCTTCGTTTAATGCTTCAATATATTTTAATTTAAAACCGTCTTCAAAATCTCCGTCTAGATGCTTGACAACAACGCCGCCCCAAGCCTTGACAGGCTCTGAACTTTCAGACTTAGAAAAAGTGATTCCGTCTTCTGAAATATAACCGCAACACTTAAACGCTTCTGTTAGTTCTGCGTCTGCGCTTGTTGGAGGTGCGGTATCCTTTGGCGCTTTAAAGACAGAACCTGTTATTTTTGGTTTCGCTTCTGAAACATTCTCTTTATTGTTCTTATTTACGCTTGTATCTGCCATTCCTTAAAACCTCCTTTTTTTAATATACCAAGTCATAAACCGCTTGATATCTATATTTTTTGGTAGTGGTATCAGTATAGTTGTAATCGCTGTTTAACTTGCTACATGATATCTCGGGCTTTTTGATGATGTTATCCATAGCGTCTTTTACTCGTTCGTTTAGTTCTGCACTTTCTAGAAGTGTAGTGCCATAACTTTTTAGCGCTATGGTCGCATGACGAGTAAAATTCTCTACATATGAGCCTAGTTTTTCGATAACTACACATGAGCCTTTTTCTTCGTCTTCTTCCTGTCCGTACACGTTAACCCCTAACTCGTTCGATAAATATTCAATCAGATATACTTCAATAATATTAGTGTCCATGATTTTTTTAACCTCTTCTAGTGTTAACCATTGCTTTTAATAATGTATTATTTCTTAAGTTGTCATAATAAGTCTCTGTGCTTGCGCACGATACCTCAGCGTTAGCACGTGTTCGTCCTGTCATGCTGTCGACCTTATATTCTCCACTCGCAATTTCTGCGATGTGTTGCGCTGTCTCGTCTAATACAGCCTTCATCTCTGCACTCTTCATAATCTGTTTTACTCCATCTCTGTTTAGTTCGAATCTGTAGTTACTCATACCTTTCAACCGTCACTTTCTTATTCCAATCTAATAGAATATTGCTTTCTATGCCTTCGACAGGTAGTCCGACAGTATGCCATCTCGCTCCAAAAAAATCAACGTCTACATTATCCCAATTGTGGTTATCAGCCTTTGGAATTGCTAGTTGATACATCGCTTTTCTTTTGTCTGTCTTTGTAGACGATGGAATATCAGAAGCGCTTGTAGGTGCAACTAATACATTATTTACTTGAATAGGTTTTATATCATAAGTACTATGATTGAATCTGTCTTTACCTGTTTTTACTTTCTCAAACAATGTAACTGTAATACCTTTTATTAGTGCCATAAGTCGACGAAAAAGCCTTGAGACTTTTTAGCAATTCCTAATCTCTTTAATTCGTTGTTCAAGAAGTAAATATCATCACCAGGGTTTAGGTACGTACCGCTTACAGTGTACCCCATAGCACTTTGAGAAAACTGTTCTAATGGTGCTTCCGTTACTTCGTTTGTATGCATAGCCCTTTTTACGCTTGCTAATACTACCATTTTAGCAACGTATTTTTTAGCCTCATCTTTCAAAATGATAATGTCTAGATTATAACCCCTGTTAGAAGCCTCCACTCTCAAAAGGGAGGAAGCATACGTCAATAGGGTTTCAACATGCTTTTTTTCTGTATCTGAAAGATGAACGCTGTATACTTTTTCATATTCATCTGCTGTCGCTAAAGCATTGTTCATCTTTTAGTTACTCCTTATGCTGTACGCTTTTTAACTAATACAGTTGCAGGTCTAGAAATCATATAACCGTATACGTCACGACCCTGGATGGCGCTTGCCCCGATGTGTTCTCCGTCTGCCAAATCGTTGATGCCGATTTTAACTGCCCATTCGTCAACGTAATGGCAGAAAATGCGGTTACCTAAAATATAATCAACCTTATCATCTGTCATGTTGTCATATTCGTATACTGTAATACCGCCAATTTCGCCAACTGCGCCTGTCTGGAGTACTTCATCGCCTAAAGCAGAAGCCTTGATAAATTCCGGCGACTTTAAAAGTAACGCATATGTGTCCGGCGATACCGCAAGCCATAATTCAGATGTCTGTAAGTGTGCTTTTCGTGCCTGTGTTCTTGCATCGATGATTGATTCATAAATAGTTGTTTTTGTTAATGCCTTAGCGTCTGCAATGACTGTTCCTGCTTCGATTAATTTGCTACATAGGTCTGTATCTGTCTGTAATGCCATTGAATAGCCTGCCGAATCAAGTCTTTCTGCTACTAATTTATCCGGTACGGCTTCTGCAACATATCCATCTACTAGTTCATTGACTGCGTTGTCGTGGTCGATAACAAGTGTCTTGTAAGTAGTTGTTGAGTTAGTTAATGAAGTACCCTTTACTTTATCATATGGTTTAACGGTTACTTCAGTATCACGAACAGGGATTTTTACTGCGCCGCTAGTTGGCGTTCCTTCATAATTTCTATTAAATAAGTTAATGAATAAAGATGTTTTTCTCTGCTTAGCAAGTACTAAACTTGAGTATCTTTCCTGTAATTCTGTATTCTGTGCCATATAGTTATATCCCTCCTATTTTTAAATTTTTAAATTTGGATTTAACTCCATGAAGCGTTTTTCGACTGCACTCATAGTAGCGCCTTGATTGTTGCTACCTTGCGGTGCACCTGGTGCTCCCTCCGGTTCTTTTTGCTTTGGTGGTACATTGGAAGTAAACATGCTAGAAAGCGTTTTTGCACTCTCTGTAAGTTCTTCTTCTGTTTCTCCTTTTAAATAGTCTGTAATACCGATAGGCAAGCCGTTAGTAAGTGCTACTTTCGTTTTTAGCGTTCCGACCTCATAACCTTTAACTTTGTTCATGAGGTCTTCTTTTTCTTTTTCTAAAGCACTATACTTTTCATTTTCTGCTTTTGTTGTTGCTTCGTATGTGTCCTTGAGTTTCTGCACATCTTCTGCACTCATATATCCGTTGTATTTTGCTCTTTCTCTTTCTAATCTTTCTTTGATAATGTTGTCAAGTTCCTCTTGTGTTTCAATAGTCTTAAAAGCCATAAATAATCCTCCTACTTTATTGCCGTGTTAGTTCACGTATAAATTAATAAAATACTTTTTGCTTCTTCTTTCTGCTATACTTCTTGCATGCCCACAATGCTAATATAGTGGAATCAAGCAATGTAATATCTACATCGTCCATAATTGACCTATACCCAAAGCCTCCGTTTGTTCCAATGGCTCGTTTTTCTGAGTTGGTCGCAACCTGTCTTAGTGAAGGCTGTCCAAAGTGACACAACGTGCCATCATTGATAGACTTTTCAAACTGTGCATTGGCTTCAATAACATTTTTAACCGTTGGAAGTGTAACAGGTATCTTTATATTAGCGTCTTTTAAATTGTCCTTAAGGACTGCTTGACCGTTTGCACCGTCAACGACAATGCGCTTTACATCTGCTTTCCTTAGGAAATTAATAATCCAATCGTTGCCGTCTTTTACCGACTTTCTGTTGACTACATCAACGAGGATGCGTTTTTCCTCTGTTCGGCAAGCAACGGACATTGAAACGCTATTACCATCTTTTGCGTACTTGATACCTACGTATAATTTACCTGTCAAGCGTGGTATGTCTTCAACCTTTAAGTTGTCCCATTCCTTTTCAAGGATTGCAGACTTTTGGTTGTACTTGAGCCATAGTCCAAAACGCTGTATATTAAAGTCTACTTCATCGCTAGAATCTTCAGACGCTACCGAACGTTCCTTTAATGTCTGACCTAATGACGGATTGCACATGTACCATATGTCCTTGTCCTTTACATCTGACATTTTATCGACTGACCATTCAGCCCAACCACAATTTTCTGACTGTCCACTCAAACATGACTCCCTCAGTTTCTCGAAAACCGTTCCGCTTGAAACGGATGTCGGAGGCGTTCCACACATGAGCGTTTGAGGGTTATCCGATGATGTAACGACATATTGTAATGTTGACTGCTGTTCGTCTGTGTACTCCTGCGCTTCATCAATAATCAAAAGGTCGAACCCTTCGCCAAGCCCGCCCTTAGAAGTTCTTGTTCTAAAGTTGATAGTCCCTTCTAACTCGTCAAGCATCGTGATTGTCTCAAGCCCATATTGTGCTGTAGCCGTATAAGCCTTGTTATACTTTTTGGTCTTATCTGCTCGCTTGACTTCCTCAAAGCCGTTTTCATCTAGCGCCTTCTTGAGTTTCTCCCACGCTGCATGGGAAGTAGGCGTTCTGTGTGCAGTATGTAGGATTCGCTCGCCGTGCAATAAGCCCCACAGCTCCCTCATGACGAGTAACTCGGACTTACCATTTCTTCTCGGAATGGAGTATCCGTATTTCATGTGTAGCCATTGTCCTTCATCGTCAACAGCCATGATGTCCATCATCTGTACTTCTTGCCATTCCATTGCTGTATTTTTCGTGTTATTGTATAGGTCTATAGCCTCTCGTCCAAGGCTTTTTTTATATGGAATGATGTAACTATTTGTAGGAGTTTGTTGTCCTATTCTTTTTTCTGACATATTACTACCCTCCTACATTGTCAATTTTTTGGTATCAAACAATCAATTGACACCACCTCGCTTTACGAAAAGTGTTATATTTATTTGTTTAGTTTCTGAGCGTTGTTAATTCTTTCTTTAGCAATATTGAAATAATTTTCATCTTTTTCAATTCCGATGAAGTTTCTATTTGTATGCATACAAGCAACACCAGATGATCCACTTCCCATTGTAAAATCAAGAATCGTGTCACCTTCGTTGCTGAATGTTTTAAGAAGGTCTTCTAATAGTTCAGTTGGTTTTTGCGTTGGATGTACGCTCTTATTAGATGATGGCTTCGCATACTTAAAAACATTACTCTTAGAGTTTGCTCCATTCAAGTTAAATACAGATGGATAATCTACCTTCTTAGCGTTCTTTATTTCTTCATAAGGCTTTTTGAAATATCCTGTTTCTTGTAATTTCTTGTAATACTTTTCAGTCGGAATAGCAAATTGTCTGCCATCTCCAAAATAATGGTTTGCCATGCTTGAGCAACCTAATAATTTATTAATCTGTGCCATTGTGAGTCCTGTTTTTTTGTACTCTTCTTTTAGGTATGCTCTAACAGGACTGTTCGCATATAGTTCACAACCGTATACCTTCTTTTTAAAAAGAAGCATGACTTCAATATACTGCAAGCAATTCTTTTTTGCTCCTAAAACGTTACCGCTGCAGTTTTTCAGCCAATACATAGGATAAGAAAAAGGCAAGTCAACCGTCTGTTTGGTAATAAGTTCACTTGTGTATGGTTCTTGAGAAAATAGAATACATTTACCATTTGGCCGTAAAACCCTTGTACACTCATCTAGCATTTTTTGAGTGTCTAATGCAATATCCCATTTTCCTATTTTACTTAGGCTTTTTCTGTTTCTGTTGCTGTCCGTGTCCTGTCCAAAGTCTCCGCACATTGTTCCGTAAGGAGGGTCGCATAAAATGAGGTCTATAGAGTTGTCCTTGATATTTTTAAATAACTCCATGCAGTCACTATTATATAACAAACTAGAAGCCATTATTGCTTAATCCTCTTTTGCAACGTCAATCAATGCTATAATTGCGACCGTCAAAAAGCACATTAGAATCATAACAATGTTAACGACGGTTGGCATAAATACAATGTGCCAACTAAAGTGAAATAATCCAACTAATTTACCAATTACAAAAATAATTGTAATTAAATTTAAAAAACCAAAATTCATAAAGGCTAATCCTCCTAAATTATTCTGTCCGTGTCAAAAACACCTTCATATTTTTTCTTACTCCAAGCATCTTGCCGCTGCCATGGCTTACGGCTTACGAAAACAACACACTTACAACGTTTATGACGTTTGAATACTGTAGTGTCCATTTTGCTAGAGTAGTCGTAAGTGCCCTCTATACTTCTGCACCATCTGCAGGCGCCATTGTGAGCGCGTCTTTCTACAACCTCATGATAGCCAAGTTCATTTAGAAATCTAGCATTTTCTCTAATAGTATCATCAACACATGATAGTGTGTAGTTCTCGACAGTGTCTGAAAGTTCTGCTTGCGTCTCCTCGAATTTATCTGCTCTTGAAAACTCTGAGCAAATACCCTCTATCCTATCGACGTTACATTTTGACGTTCTTCCCTTGAATGGTATGTCGTCCTTTTTATTAATCATTGTTTGAACGTCCTTTGCATAGTTAGTAACTAATGCGTGGTTATTTTTTAGTAAAGGAGTTAAAACACTCTCTGCAATATGATAATATAATCTACCATTTGGTAGTGTATTACCTGTCATATTTTTTTGAATAGAGTAGTTAAGAAAATCGCTCACTTTCTGAGCGAATTGGTATGAGTCCATATGTGAAGCCGTGCCGTTGTCAATTTTAAGAATAAGTTTATTGATTGCTTTAGATGATTTATATTTCTTTTCAAAGTCTTTTATTACTGCATTCAGAATGTCTTGTGATACGTCATTATTCATCTACTAAATTGTCCTCATTGTCTTTAGCTGTTGTTCTTACATTATCAATCAACTTATTATAAATAGGAGTATCGTCTTTTGATGCTTCAATCCCTGTTAAATCTTCAAGCGTGTCTTTATCAAAATATCCATCTACGGCTTGATTAATTTTAATCGCTCCGTCGCCAATGCCACTCAGCATTGTTGCATCAATTTCAAAGACAGGCTTCCATCTTACTTTTAAATTTGCAAATTCTGAACGTTTAAATTGCATATTGCTTTCAAGCGACTTCGCTAAAAATGCTACGTTAATAATGCCGACTTCAAATGTCCTCTGTGCTGAACGTGCCATAAGTCGCAATGTCTCATGACTTGCCTTAATACCTTCTGCACTCGAAGGATTACTGCTTGGGAATCCCATATCGTCAAGCGTTAGTCCTGTTTCGCCTCCAAAAAGTGAAGCGAGTGTCTTTAACTGCTCGTTATAAGGCGACATGGACTGCTGAACGAACTGTCCTACTGTTGGACTGTTGCCGTCCTCGTCTCTGCCAAAAGCCATCATTGCACTCATGACCATTTGCCACTTGTCGAAAGTGTCTGTGTCATTGTCAAGCCCTGTGACCCATTTTTGAGGAAAACTATAGAACTGTGCAGAAACGCTCATAAGCCTTAAGGTTTCCTTTGCGTCATCTACATATTTAATAAGTGAATCAGTAATAAGGCTCTGTCCAAAAGGCCTAGTTGCATCAGGATTATAAACAATTGGTACAAGTAATGGATAATCTAATCCGTTTGGAATCTCTCTCATTAGTTGACCATCTTTATAATACTGAGTCTTCCCTTTAAGGAAGTAGGCTTCCAAAGTTGGTAAACCAGTATAACTGTCTCTTTCTAGTACTGCATAACCTTCTGTTAACAGCATAGTAGATGTATCTATAACGCCTGTTGCATTATATCCATCAATTACTTGTAGTCTTGCTGTTCCGTCTGTATTTTTAGAGATATAGACAAAATCACAAGAAGAAATGATTGCGCCTTTGAACATAGTATTAAATAGCACATCGCGGTTGTTCCTCATGAAGATATCGTTGACCATTAATTCATCATCATTGCCAAACGAACTAAACTGTAGTCTATTTGTTAATGAGTCAACGGCTTTTTGAATCCAACCAACCTTCTTTGTAATCCTCTGCATGTCTTTATTTTCAGTGATTGCTTGAGAATTATCCATCTTATCTTTTTGCTTGTAGTACTTATAACAGCGTTCTACTCTTTTTTGTTTGTCTTTTAGTAAACTCCTTAAATAGTCTATGCCTTTGTAATCCATAAAAACCCCCTAAATTTAGCGCATAAGCGTTGTTTATAGTGTTGCTTATACTTCTTCGTAATATTGTTAAAAGCCTTTTAAATAGGCTGTTTTTCGCATTTAGCGATATTTTTACGAGAAATTTGTGTA